GATTTTGCTGAAATTTCTAAAAATTCTTTTAAAAGCATGGTAGGTGACCTCTTTAGTGGTTAGATGTAGCTTAAATATATTTATAGAATTCACGTTTAAGCTAGACGAAAAGCTCAAAACAATAAATAACTTAATAGTGTATAAACGTCTTTTTAGGAAGAAAACAAAATATGGCAACTATCCCAATGTTTGAACAGACGACCCATGAATTATGGTCAGAAGCTCGACAAATCGATCTAAACCTAGTTAGAACCGGTCCAACCACTCTTACAATTTCATGGACACTTCCGCCCACTCAGAATGTCTATAATGGCGAGATAATTCTTTTATCTGAAAAGCCCTTAGACACTTCGTGCTTTCCATCTGATGGCGTAAAGTATTTACCGTCTACAGATTTCTCTGTCCCTGCAGATTCTATATCACATGCGCATGTCGTCGTAGCACTTTATGGTGCGTTCAATGATGACCTAACTCAGGTTTCTGTTAACGTAACAGGAGTCCAACCTGATACGATTTATTATGCTAGCATTAATGCTTGCTCTAACGTTCTTCAGTATTATCCGGTTGGTGTTCAGTCCTACCCAATCGAATCGTCCAGAATAGAACGAAAGTCGGATAATTTCACTGGTTACCTGCCTAACGCATCAACACCTCCACTAGCTCCAACGCTTGGTCAAGTCTATTACGATCATTCAGCGAACGTAGTGCAAATGTGGAATGGCGCATCATGGATTCAGGCGAACTCTTCTGTCGTCTTAACTGGTACTACCTATCCTACTACTCCAACAGTCGGTCAATTTTTCTACCAATCAGCGGCCAATACGTTAGATATTTGGAATGGCGTTGCGTGGGTTAAAGCGAACACCGTCGAATCAGGCACACCGATGTACGACCAAGTTGGTGTTGGAACAGATGGCTCCTATGACGAGCGCATTAGGCTTATCAACGTTCTGAAACATCAAATGGGCTGGCCGTCTGTATGCGTCGAATTAAACGAAGAGCACTTCAACATAGCAATAGACAATGCGCTAGACGAATTTAGACGTAGAGCCGATAACGCATATCAACATCGTCATGTCATTTTCCCATTGATCAATGATCAATCACTCTACTACCTAAATGATCCAGTGGTAGGGACAGATCGCATTGTTGACATCGTAAAAATTCATCGAGTCTCTACTATCGGTTTGAACGTCATGGGTGGCGACAACGGAATTTACTCCCAAATCTTCTACAACCAGTTCTTCTATGGCGCAATGATTGACATCCTCTCTATCCATCTAGCACACTCGATGGCAGAAGAATTTGGTAGAATTTTCGCTGGAGATCTAATGTTCGATTGGGTAGAGTCCACTAGAGAGCTTCACGTCCTTAGAAAAATTTACAAGGACGAAAAGGTCGTTATCGAATGCGTAATGGAAAGAACCGAGCAAGAGTTACTCGTCGACCGTTGGGCTAAGCAGTGGCTCCAATCATGGGCGCACGCCGAGCTCAAGGAAATTCTTGGTATGATACGTTCCAAGTTTGCTTCTGGTCTACCTGGTGCCGGCGGCGGATTATCTCTCAATGGCGACACGCTAATCTCTGAAGCTAGAGCGGACTTCGAAGAATGTCTCAGACAAATTTCAGACTTCGAAGCAGGTAATGGTCCAGGCTTCGGAAATTCCGCATTCTTGATCGGGTAAAAATTAATGGCTAACACACCGTACGTTCCACCAGACCTCTGTACTGGAACATGGAGAATTGGAGAAGACGATCCTTGCAGTCAGAATGACGGCAAGACTGCTGAAGGCTATGCAGCTGAAGCTCTCGAAATCTCTGGCGCACTAATCAATGTCTTTAAGCTTTTAGGCGTTCATGAACAGGGTCTTCTGATTGACTTGACAGGATCTGGATACCCATTATCGTCCGGATCAGCAGGTGGCTCCAACGTAGCAAATGCATTCGACGCGACACCCGCTACATGGACATCATCTCAAGTCGGCTCAGCAGTTACTTCAGCTCCAGCATATCTCGGGTACTATTTTGGCACCAAGAAGACGTCAATGAACACCGAGAAGTATGCACCGCCGCAACCGATCATGCAGCATATTACCACCGTTAAAATACAGCAGGGTGCTTTAGCTGCGAATCGTGTACTTCAGGCCAGGATCGAACGCGCAACTGGCGCTCTTACGATGTCATCTGTTGGATTTACGGGAACAGGAAACGGCACATTAACAAACAGTAAGCTTGGCTTCAAGCCCTCTGCTGGACAGATCTTAATAGTCGCTACTAGCCCTACGACTTTCGATGTAATGTCATCATCGACTGGTCCGTTAGGAACAGCGACAGTCGGAACAGCGTTTGGTTCAAACTCCATAGTGTTCACGATTAATGTAGGAACTATTCCATTCGTTATCGGCGACACCTTTTCGATAACGCTTGGATTAGATTGGAAGCGTGTTGATGTCGTCAATCTACCAAATACTGCGAATCTTGAAACGATAAATGTCCGTCCTTCATCTCCTGCACCATATTGGAGAATAGTTCCATTGATGTTTGCTGGCACTGCTTCAGATTCTTGGGAAGTTAACAAGCTCGAGCTACTCGACTATCAAGCTACGTCTATCGATAACATTGAAGATACGTTATTCTTGGAAAATAGAGATCGCGATTACTCTCAAATCTCCATTCCGCTTAAGGCGCACTATTCGCCATTCGATGCAGTTGGTGACCTAGGAAAGTTTGGCATTTCTATTCTCGACCAGTATATTTTCACAGTGTCATTCGCGAAGATGGTCGAACTTCTCGGTCGTCCGATTATTGTCGGCGACGTGATCGAGGTCACACCAGAATTACAGTACGATCAGCATCTTCTACCAGTCAAGAAATACTTGGAAGTTACTGAAGCAGGATGGGCAGCAGAGGGTTTCACGCCAGGTTGGAGACCCGTACTGTACCGCTTTCAAGCCCAGCAACTTCTTCCATCTGCTGAACACAAGGACCTATTCGGCACTCCTGAACAGCAGAAATACGCAGTAGATGATTCTACCTTCTTCGCTGGCATCGGCCAACTTGAAACCACACCATTGACGGTCACCGAAGATCTCGGACAGCAAGCGGTCGATGCAGTTCCAGAACGCGGCCAAGATCCTCAAGAGATAGCATCTGGAATTCCAAAAATTCCAACAAAGATTCCTGGCGGAATTGGTGAGTACGACGGCCGAGACACCTACATTGAAGACGGTTTGCCGCCCGACGGACTCCCATATGGTGAGGGTTACAAGTTACCAGAACTAACAGCAGCTGCAGATGGCGATTATTTCCGGCTCAACTATCCTATCAATCTCAAGATACCACCACGCCTGTACCGCTTCTCGTTGTATAAGAACAAGTGGCTATATCTCGAAACGGATAGAAGAGAGGAATATATTTCACATAAGCCATCGATCGCTAAGATTATGAGATCACCGACAAGGCGCTCGTTAAAGGACGTATAAGATGAAGCTATTTGAACTATTTGGTTCTTCAAAACCAACAACTAAAGATATAGAAAAAGCCGCCGAGCTTTTATTACAGAACTGTCAGCCATATTTGAAAGAGATCGATTACAATATTGGCGGCAATAGAATCTTTCGCGGCATGCATGTCGATCATAAAAGCTTCATTAAAGAGTATAAAGTGAATAAAGCTCGCCCACCGAAAGACACACCAATGAATATCCATAAAACGGCAGATGAATGGTTTAATAAGAAATTCCATATTAAATTTAGATCTCAGGGGTTGTTCGGTTTCGGTGCAGTCGTTTCGGCTAATAACTATGGGAGAGTTTATACTATTTTTCCAATTGGTGAATTTGATTATTGTTACTCCAACGCCTACGATGATTTAACAGAAATCATTTCAGCTAAAGCCCCAGCTAAAGCAACTGCAGAAGATATTGAAGAAATTTTAGAAGATGGATATTACAAGTTTAACGTCGATCTAGTAAAAGTTATTAACAAGAAAGAATGGAACGAAATTATGATTAGTTGCGATTCGTATTATGCGATTCCATTCGAGAGTTATCGAGACGAATACGTCGATCTAGTTAAGACATTTAAGGAAATACGATCAAAATGAAAACAACATTCAAACAGTTTATCAATGAAGATGATGTTGAAGATAGATATAATGCGCAACGTCTTGATTCTCTTAATAGAGCCAAAGTAGAAGACGAGTCTAAGTACTCAGAGTATTCGTTTGAAAATGCGGACGAAAGATACAAGTTTAAGGGTGTCTATTTCGATAATGAACGCGGCCTAGGTAATACGCCTAATGGTCAAGAATTCAAATATCGCGGGTTTATCGCATTTATTTCTCCTAACGATTTCCGTTCGCTAGTAACACATGCAGATGATGACGTCGCCTTTAGAGGAAAGAAATTCGTTGATCTAATATCACACCATAAAGTCTCTCTCGCTACCCCAATGTTTTACGTTAACGCAACAAAGAACTTCCTAAAGAATAAAGGGGATGACTCTTTTCTCCAGATTACTGGTCATGAAGGAAGAGGCAGGATGAAAGCTATCGGTGATATTATCGGTGCGAGCACCTCAGTTCCAGTCATCGTCTTTATAGACGAAGGTCCTCAGGGTCCATGGAAGCGTTGGGATCCTTCTCTTAAGACACAAGCGACTGAGCTAATTAAGACTCGACTCTGCGCTGAAGAAACAGAGAACTATTTCCCAGTCGAAATAAAGAAGGTGGATTTCTAACTATGACATTTACATTCAAACAGTTCCTCAATGAACGACGGGTTCAGAATGTTCAGATCCCTGCAGCAGGGCGCAGCAGAGATGAACTGTATGAGAAGATTTACGAGGAGTGTTCTGACGCTATCAATTACTACAAGAAGAGTGGAATGCGGATTTATCGCGGCGATGCATTGGACGGCTATCCAATAGCGTTCGTTGATCCAGCTTCTGGCGGCGCCAGAAGGTCCGCTAACACCGACAATTATTACACACTTATCATTGACAATTCGGATGCGTGGCACGATTACCCGCCCAGATCCAGAAGTCTTATATGTTCGTCAAGTAAGCACACTGCTAGTGAATATGGCGAGAACCTCTATATGGTAGTCCCAGTAAACGGAAGTAAGGTCGCGCAATGTCAGGCTAACGATTTTTGGGGAGCCTTCGATGATCAAGAGTACGTAATAATGGGTCTAGGAAATCTTAATCTTGGGCTGGAACTTCTTCTCCAACGATTTAATTCAGCGAAGAAATTTGATAGATCTTATGATCAACTAATCGATGCCATCGAGTCGGTTGATGAAGTCTATGAAACTTCAGGCTTAGAAGGTCTAGAAGCAGAAATAGCTAAAAATAAATTCGCGATCGATTCAGAATTTCTTCGACTTGTATTTGAAGGCGAGAAGAAATATGGATCACTTCTAAACGCTCTTGAACAATATCTCGATCCCAAAGCTAATAAGATAGATCTCTTCACCACTAAGAACCTCAATCTTGAAGATGACCGTGAAGTCTGGACCAACGGCAAATCATACTTGATAGAGCTCGATCATATTGACCAAGCATTCTCAGCCTGGGCTAAATTATAAATATCTCTTTAAGAAGGAATAAACGAAATGACTTTACTCAAAGAATTACTTTCATTATCTGAAGACAAATTCGACGCCCTAAATAAGAAAGCTGACCGTCTATTTGGCGAATTCGGTATTATGTCTTGTGATGAAGAAGATATGGCCAAACTTATCGACATCAAGAAAGCCGATAAAATTGCTCAATCTAAGTATGGTGAAGACGGTTTCGCCACTATGGATGAAGACGATGCCCGCGAACTTATCAACTCCAACCCAACACTCATCAAAAAATAAACCATGATTTCTGAGTATTTCTATGACGAACAGATAAGAGCTTGGCTGCTCCAGTTCTGCGCAATCTTTTCTGGAATGCAAGTTCAGACTGGTAAGGATGCGTCTGGAAATACGACCATGATGAACGTACCAATTCATATCGGCAACAAAGACCGCGTAGTCGCCGCGATCATGGCTTCTAATACTCAGAATAAAACGTTTTCGCTGCCCATTATGGCAGCTTGGATGCAGGGTATAGAACTTGCTCCTGAAAGAAGGAAGGGCATTGGCGTGACTGACGCTAGAGTTCATCTACCATCAGGCGGAGTATTCCCAGATGATCTCCATGTAGTTAGACGTGTAATGCCGGTGCCATACAATCTCTCTATGGAACTAGCGATCTACACGTCCAACACCCAACAACTTCACCAGATCATGGAACAGATCATGGTGCTATTCGACCCGATTCTTCAGATCCAAACCACTGATGCACCGTTCGATTGGACGAAGATTACTTCTGTTGAATTAACTGGAATTAACAACGAAGAAAACTATCCTCCTGGTGGCGATAAGCGCATCATCAATTGGACATTGAATTTCGTCATTCCAATTTGGATCTCCGCACCTCTCGATCTCAGGAAAGATGTTGTCAGAAAGATCATTATTACTATCGGCGATATTGATTCATTCGTCATTAATGAATATGATGCAGATGGTAACCTCGTCCCATTTATTACAAATATATTCGGAACTAGTATAATTGATACGTTAAATCCTTAAACGGAAAACGATTCGCCACATCCACATTCGTTCTTAACGTTTGGATTATTGAACTTAAAACCTTCATTCAATTCCTCACGTGTATAATCTAACTGGGTGCCATCTAGATATGGCAAGCTTTTTGGGTCGGTAAAAATCCGAACGCCATGATCGTTGAATTCAATGTCTTCTGGCAATAGCGAATCCGCAAATTCAAGCTTATATGTCAAGCCAGAACACCCAGCTTTTCCGAT